ATCATAAACTCTTATTGAAAGATTATCACCAGCTTTATCGAAAAATTTAGTTTCTGCACCGCTGGTTAGTCCTATAATCTTTTCGTTTGTTTGAAATTCCGCTGTTACTGCCGATGCGAAATTTAATTTACTTCCTGTTATTTTATGTTGTAGATAGATATCTTGTACGCCGTCAAAGTGGTACTGTTTAAAATAATCGAGTGCTTCACACAATCTATCTTCACATTGCTCTGGTGATATGTTAATATCTATGACAGGTGCACCAAGTTTGGTCAAAACCCAATCTTTTAATTGTCTTCTTGTAGTAGGTAAAGCCATTTTAGATTTGCCTTTTTGATTTATTATCAGTGAGTTTGCCAATACTAGGTATTATTTATTCACATTTAAATTGTCTATAAATAATTAAACAGGATTGAATATTTCGGAGAACTAATATGAGACTTCTTTTTTTAAAATTTTTAAATTTGGTTGAACGTCTTCTTAGAAAATATGTAGGCGAAGAAGAGGTAAAAAGTGACAAAGTATCGAACGATGTCAAACCAGTAGTTGAACCGAAACCTGTGAAAGTGGAAGAAAGTTTAGATGATCCCGAAGCAACCGATGTCAACGGACCTGGAGTAACACATTGTCTTTGGAAACCAGTATCGGATACTTCACCAGAAGTAGTTATTGTAGTTGCTGCTGATACCATTAGAAAAGAACATCTAGTATTAGAATTGCGTGATAGTAGTGATAAAATAATAAAACTAAAAACTAATAGAAGTTATAGTGATCATAGAGGAAATCAATTACCGGATCACAAATTGGGTAGATTTAATTTTAAGCCTGGATTTAAAATAGAAAATTTAAAAAGTAGAGAACCAATAACTGTTAAATTTTTCATTCAAATAGGAAAAAAGAAACACGAATGTAAAGTTGGCGGTAAAGATTCGTTTGTCATCAAAGATGTGTCAAAACGTTGGATCTGTACCGCCGGTCGTGTTAGATTAGATCCTAAGAAGTAAATTGTTTATTACTTTTCCTCTAATTTCGATTCAAGTAATTGTACTTTAACCGAAAGTTCTTGTACTGCTTTAATTAGTGGAGCAATAAACTGATCATATCTTAGTCCTTGTTCGGAATCCGGATTTTCTTTATCGCCAAGTATCCAACCACCAAAGTCAACTCCTGCCGCATCGGCGGCAACCTTGACTTCTTGTGCGATCAATCCCCAATGCGTCCTTTCGCCAGGTTTAGGAACAATTGTTACCTTAGAAGAACCATCTTCCTCTATTATATCATTTCCATCTTCATCTTTTACCTTTTCCACTATATTTTCACCAACATTCCATTTATAGGAAACTGGTCTTAAAGATTTAATAAATTCAAGACCTAAAACTGAATTGGTTATAAGATGTTTTTGTCTAGCATCGGAGGTCTGTATTGTTCCATTAACTGCATAGACGACTTTCCAACGATTGCTACTAGCACCTAGATCAAGTGAGTTGTCACTATTGGGCGAAAATGCTGGTGTATTGTTTAATGCTATTCTATTTACATTAGCGGTTCTAATTTGAATCTGCGACGACTCGACCGTTCCGATGCTAAGATTTCCTGTACCTCGATGTATAATTTCCGAAGAACCATTTGCAGTGGAATTTCTGATTATCCTCAATCCATAATCTGTATAAGTAGCATCTCCAATTAGATCTATATACGAACCGCCGTCACCTGTTCGTCCATTGCCAATTTGAAGATAGCAAGGTTGTGTACTTGTATTTCCATCTCCTATGTTAAGTCCCGGCCCTGCGTGTCTTAATGACAAAACTCCGTTGTCATCTATTCGCATTTTTTCTGCTGCATCAACATCAAACGACACATAAGAACCAGTGCCAGCATTTCCAGGATCTGCTTGAATGACAATCGAACCCGTAGCGGCTGTATTTGCACTGATTGATGAGTAAATACTAGCACTAGCACCATCACTATCTTCCAATCTTATTCTAGGTTGTGAATGTTTTATGTGTAAAACCTCGGAAGGACTAGTTCCTATACCAACATTACCGCTTGAGTTTATTCTGAATCTTTCTACACGAGTTGTAGAAGCACTAGGTGTGGTCGAAATTGCAAAAAATGTAGGATGACTAGTGGAGGTTGGCGTCGATTCTACGCCAATATTAATAGAAGCAGTATTTATAAATGTCGTTCCATTGCTAGTTGTGCCTGCCACTATGTTTACAGGATTTGTTGAAGTTGTCGTTGCAGATGGAATTGCTTCCGTACCGCCGGCTGCTTGCAGACCAAGGCTACAAGATCCTCCATAACTTCTTCCGAGTAGAACAGTATTGATCGTTTCTCCTGATCGTGTTACTATGGTTTGTGCAACATTCGATACAGTATTTGAAGTATTTAAACAAGCCGTACCATCGGAATTTATGCGGAATCTTTCAGTATTATTAGTTCTTAAACTAATTGCAGCCGCATCTTGTCCAAGTAATGTTAAATCTCCTGCACCTCGGTGTTGTATATAACTGCTACCGTTTGCTCCTCCATCTCTTGCTAATCTCATTCCAAAATCGGTGTAAGTGGTATCACCTATGAAATCAATATAACTCTGTCCACTTCCTGTTCTGCCATTTCCGATTTGTATTAAACAAGACTCTGTACTTGTGTTTGTATTTCCAACGTATAATTGTGCACCTGCGCCGGTAAGATTAAGATTTCCTGCGAATGTGGCCACACCCGCATTGCTAATATTCCAATTACTTGAGGTCGTCTGTGAAATGGAATATACATTAGTTATTGATTGATCGCCTATATTTAATCCACCACCGAATGTAATTTGATTGCTTCCATTCAGAGAAATCATATTTACATCGCCGGTATTTGCGGCATTTCTGGCAACAATGGCTTGATTATTGGGTATTCTTAAATATCCGGATGAGGCAGGATTTGGTCCTACTGCCACTGCCGTGCTAAATGTTTTTACGCCTGATATTGATTGATCGCCGCTCGTTGTTACCGCATCTGTAATACCGTAACCACTTATTGTTGTAGGTTTAGATTCTATATTTGCAAATGTGTAACCAGTACAGTTCGTTAATGTTCCGGATGTTGGTGTGCCAAGTAATGGAGTTACTAAAGTAGGAGAAGTTGCAAATACTAAAGAACCAGAACCAGTTTCATCGGATATTGCAGAGGCTAAATTTGCGCTTGTATCACTAATTCCATAACCACTAAATGTTGTAGGATTAGTACCACTTGTTACACGACCTTTAACATCGACGGCAACAGATCTATATGTTCCGGCAGTTGCACCGGAATTCGCTAAAGTGGTGACGAAAGATCCGGTACCAGAACCAGTCACATCACCAGTTAAGGTGATTGTTTGATCGCCTGTATTAGTTCCGGAAATTGTGGCTGCTGAAGATACGGTAAGATTTCCTGAAAGACTCACCGTTCTGTCGGCATCATTTACATTGAGTGAAAGTGTTCTTTCTGCCGTCAGGTTTGCACTATTTGTTATTCCCAAGTAATGAGAAGGAGTCGAATCGTCATACAAAAAGATATCACCAAAATATCCACTTTGAGTTGATGAGGTACTCGACGATAGTGCATTAACAAGACCTGCATCTAGTGCTTTAAAAATTGCGTTTCCACTTGAAGTGTCTTTTGTCAATACATGTTCATTTGTTGCGGAAGATACGGAGGTTAGTGCGTTAATAGCGGCTTGCGCAGTTGTTTCTCCTGTACCACCATTTGCTATCGGTAGTGTTCCACTTACTCCGCTAGATAATGGCAGACCCGTACAATTAGTTAATATTCCGGATGTTGGTGTGCCAAGTAGTGGAGTTACTAGAGTAGGAGAAGTTGCAAATACCAAAGAGCCAGATCCCGTCTCATCAGTGATTGCTGATGCAAGGTTTGCGCTTGTATCACTAATTCCATAACCGCTAAATGTTGTAGGTTTAGATTCTATATTTGCAAATGTGTAACCAGTACAATTAGTTAATATTCCGGATGTTGGTGTGCCAAGTAGTGGAGTTACTAGAGTAGGAGAAGTTGCAAATACCAAAGAGCCAGATCCCGTCTCATCAGTGATTGCTGATGCAAGGTTTGCGCTTGTATCACTAATTCCATAACCGCTAAATGTTGTAGGATTAGTTCCCGATGTGACTCTTCCCTTAACATCAACGGCAACAGATCTATATGTTCCAGCAGTTGCGCCCGAATTTGCAAGCGTTAGAGAACCTGATGCATTTGCCGAACCATCGAATGAAACTGACCAAGTTGCATCGCCAGTTACAGAAATATCTCTTGCTGTTGCCAATTTGGTAGAAGTTGCTGAATTTCCGTCTATGCTACCTGAAATTGTGCTTGAAAACGTTTTTGTTCCTGCTATTGTTTGCGTGCCGGTCGTTATTAATCCTCTATTGGTCGCCGATGCATCCGGTATGTTAAATGTATGTGTGCTGGTCGAAGATGAAATATTAAAATCTGTTCCGGAAGTTCCTGTTGCAAATGTTTGTGTCGTTGCGGTTAAACTATTGAGTGATGTTATACCACCTTCAACTGAGGATGAAATGGTAACATCACCAGTTCCTGTATCGATACCAGTTGAAGAAAGTGTTATGCCGGTGCCAGCAATCAATCGTTTAACTACAGCCTGTCCAGAAACAGTATCGTTTAGATCACTTCTTTTGACTTCTTGGTCTTTAATTTGTATCGATTTAATTTCTGTTCTGGACATATTAAAATCCTTTGATGAGATTTGTTTTTATTATTTATGACTTTAACTTTTCGATCTCCTTCTTCAATTCTGCAATTTCAACAAATGCTTCTTGTAGTGCTTTTGTTGAGTTGTTGGCAATTTGCGACAACTCTTGTATGGATTTAATTATAGGCGATATAAATTCGTGATATCTCAACGATTGTTGTGAGTTAGGATCATCTTTATTCGATAGTATCCAACCAGCAAAATCCTCATCATTTTTGCCAATCTGTTCTAATACTTCCTTTACTTCTTGTGCTATTAGTCCATAGTGTGTTCTTGTGCCAGTTTTTGGTGTTATAGTTTTGATTATTTTTCTATTTTCATCTAACAAAGGTTCATCGTTCTCATCTTTTTGCACATCAACTTCATTATAACCTACTTTCCATTTATAACTAACCGGTCTTAGTGCATTTATAAAATTTAAACCAAGAGAAGAGTTTTCTATAGTATGTTTCGATCTCACATCAGAAGTATTAATTGTACCATCGCCGGCATAAACGTCCTTCCAGCGGTAGGTACTGTTACCTAAAGATTGTGAGTTATCAATTTGTGGAACTACATTACCTGCACTTGTGATCCAAAGTCCTTTGGCTTGACTTGTATTTGTAATATAAATTTCACCGTTTCGTGCATATTCATACACACCTCTTATCAATGGTGGGACTCCGAAACTGTCCGTGGGTATTAACAATTCATTAGCCCAAAGATCAAAGGACCATGTAACACCGGCATCTGGACCTACAAATCTTATAGGGCCTTCTCCATTCTGGAAAATTTTTAAATTGCCGTTTATACCAGGTTCTCTTATTATTCTTGCATCAAAATCGGTGCTGTCTTGCGAATGAAAATCTATATAACTATTTCTATCACCAGTTCCTATTGAATTTATTTCAATTCCGCCGGCGCCAGTTAGTATTGTACCTGCGGTTATAGTTCCAGCACTAAAATTACCAGAAGCATCTCTTCTGACTATAGTATTTGCAACATTACTCGCTGTTCCTAATAAGGAATCATTTCCTGAATGCCATATTCTATTCCAAGACTTATTTCCATCATCAGTCGTCGCTCTATAAAACAATGAATTGCTATCATAAAAACTACCAGCAAATTGCATTGAGAAATAATTTGAGGTAGTACTATGCGTACTGCACAATAGATGATACCAATTATTTGTGGTTTCTGGCCATCCTTCGGCGATTGTTGCGGTACTAGTTTCCCAAAATCCGGAATTGACTCTAGTGGTTATATTATCTGCCGTGCTTGATGAAAAGGCAGTATTTAAATATGTAGCAGTGGTTGCAGTTCCTGTCAAATTCGCTGTTATAGTTCCAGCACTAAAATTACCAGAAGCATCTCTAGCCACTATTGTAGAGGCAGTATTCGCATTCGTTGCATTTGAAGTAACAGTGAAAGTTGTTGCTCCGGTTTGATTGGCAGTAAACGATGCAGAACCACTAAGTCCCGTTCCCGAGACTGCAAGAGTGAGTGCGCCATTTCCTATCGTTGGTGTATTGGTTAAATTGTTATAGTTTAAATAGTAAGATCCGGTTTGACCATCTAGTAAATCAGCATTCAAATTTGAAACTAATGTCGTTGATGATACTGATAGTGGTGCGGTACCAGTTGCTACGGTTGAAATTAATTGGTTTGACGATCTTATAGATCCAGATACATCTAACTTTGTACCTGGACTTGCAGTTCCTATACCAACGTCACCACTTGATGTTATTCTTAATCTTTCTGTGCCGGCTCCGTAGTTCCCGCTCCAAAACTGCAAAGCGCCGCTAGACTCGGCAGTTATGTGAAAGTTATTTGAAGAAGTTACGCTACTTCCAATCTGAAGACTACTAGCAACATCAAGATTAGCATACGGAGATGTTGTACCTATACCTACTTTACCATCGGACGTAATCCTAAATCTTTCGGCAAATCCTGTACCAGTTTTAATTACAAGATTATCTGATGTTCCTATTGTTCTAATGGAATTTGTGATGACATCGCCAGAAGATGAAAATCCTCCTGAGTTTATAGTTCCAGTAATATCAATATCGGTTCCCCAGAGTTTTCCTACTCTACTTCCCGATGCACCAATGTCATAAGTTGAATTTGGTATAAATGCCGCATTTGTTCCATTTGCTATGCGCCATTGATAAGCGCCGCCATTTGAACCAAGGTATAACGCTTGTCCAGTTCCAGAATTTAATTGATTTCCAAAAATCTGAGATAATGCGGTACTGGTAGCTCCGAAATTTTGACTATTGGCAGTAGAAGGTATTAAGTGTCCATCACTATCTAGATTCCATTTTGTCGCTCCACCGGCCGCCAGGGCTAGTGTAGTATCTGAGGTAATCTTTCTAGAAAGTATTTCAGCTAGATTGAAACCAGAGCGTCCTATCTTTAATTGATTGTTGAGCAAAGGTAATAAATCGCCGGATGAACCATCGACTCCTTCTATTTTCCAATAGTCGGTTCCTCGTGCTTTAAACTTTATACTGGCATCGTGAGACGAAACAAACGGTACATCGGTAAAAATTCCTAATCCAGAATCCGTATCAAATTCAATTCCGGAAAAACTAGCTTGCGTTGCGCTACCTTGCGATAGAAATAATTTTGAAGGTACTGTGGAATTTGTGCTATGTACGAAAACGCCTAACGTTTCACTAGCAAGAACTGGCAATTCTTGTAATGATGGTGTCGTATCATCACTAACTACAAGTTTATTAATCCCTTTATTTCTGGACATAGTAATCCCTCTGCTACAATGTTATTTGCACTTCTATTTATAGTGCGACAGAAGTGATTGCTTGATATCTAATTGTAGCTGCCCAATGTACCGTGTTGCTTGGATGTCCAACTACCATTACTTGTACATTAGTTCCCGATACTTGTACGAATGCATTATAATCAGAACTGTCTGTGCCAGATATGTTTTGTTGTATACCAACTAAAGAGGTCGCAATTACATTCCTTTTGGCACCGCCTTTTATGTTTATCCAACAATTTTCATCAGCACTTACATTCAATCCTACCATATCAATTTCAAACCAAATTGCTGAATTTGCAACACCAGATGGAACATTCGGCAATTCAAAGTTCCAAAGTATTGTTGGTGATGAATCGGTAGTCATTACTGCATTAGTTAAAATGTGATGACCAGATTGTGTAAAGCCTGAATGTGTTTTTAATTCTATTTCGGAAGAATTGATATAAGTTATGGGATTATCCGCAACTAAATTTTTTACATATATTGCTTCGCATTTATTTGAAGGACTTCCTATAGTTATATTATTTGCTAGTTTATCTCCTGTTATACTAGCCGCATCCACTGTTTTGATATCAGATCTTTCTACTGCATGTACATAAATGTCAACTATAGAAAGCCCACTTGGTGCTGAATTGAATATGATTGCATTTCCGACTTTAAAATCTGGTGAAACATTCAAAGTCCAATCATTTCCAAACTGCAAAGGTACTTTATTTAAAAATACTGTCATACCTTCTTCTCTTAATAGTCCAAGATCAGGAGGTAAGAATCCTAAACTAGAAAGATCAAATGTTGTTGTAGTTCCATTCAAAGTAGGCGCTTCTAGTCTTATTCTTAAACAATAATTTCCCGAAACGGCAGGAACGGAAATTTCTCTACCCAAATAAACAATATAAATTCTTTCTGCAACTAGTGGTGGATATGAAAATGCAATTTTTCTTCCGCCTTCGATTAAGGCGTATGCAAAGTTTGGTTCTTGTACTACACCATCACTAATGACTAAGATGGAAGATGAATGTCCAACTTGATATGTTAGTGTAAATTCAGTCGTAAGACCGTCTGGAGAAATAACTTGTTTCTCAAAAACTCCGTATGCTGCTCCCGAACCTAGATACTTTGCCATATTTTAAATCTTTATAATATAATTTAATACTATGTATGGTGGGTTTGCGGAGTAACTTGTTCCGGGTCCCGGTGCAGAAATCTGCCCTGTGGTATTTGTAGATCTACCTAGAGATGTGATATTACTATCTCCAGAAACACCCCCTGTAACCTTTCCTATCTTACCGGTGAAAGAACCAGTTGGATGAGTATGCTCTCCGTTACTTGAGCTATTACCAGTAAATGCAGGAATATTTATTGTATGCTGGTGAGAGGAATTCGTTCCTGGAACAGTACCTCTTACAACATGGTCGTGTGTAGAACCTGTTGTGCTTATTGTCGTGGAAGATAAATTGTGTGTATGTGAAGCACTTTCTGTTGTAGTTGTTACAGTTAAATCGTGATCGTGATCTCCATCATAGTCTGATAAATTGTCTCTCAAATCTCTATCCGCCGATAATCCAAAACTTACCGTTCCAACAACAAAATGATAATCAGTCGATGCGCCTATGTTTCCAGCACGTTCAATATCAATTGTTGAAACTGAGTGAGTATGATTTGCAAGTCCAGTACCGGTTTCTGTAATTGCATCGGCAGCGTGTGTGTGATTAACTGAGTTTATGCTAGTGGTTCCTGATATTCCATGTGTGTGTGCAGGATTCCTGGATGGTAAAATTCCCGAAATTGCTAATTGTTCCGATGATGCAAAAACTTGTCTAGTAACGGCAGATGTATCACCTACATTACCCAGAAGATGTTCATGTGAACCTTCTGATGAAGATGTCAAAAATGTCGTATGTGTGTGTGATGTTGACGTACTATGAGTACCAGAATTTACAGTAATGGCTAAATTTGATCCATTTGATATATTGTGTTCGTGATGATGAGCAGGAACTGCGTGAGTGTGTGAATCGTCGTGTGTATGATCGGGCAATTCGTGAAAATGATCAAACTGTCCGCCGGTGGCGCCGAGAATGTTCGTAGGTGCTGATGCGGATTTGCCGATAGGGATTCTTTGTCTTAAATCTGGAACATTGAAACTTGTTCCGGTAACACCTCCATATTTTACTCCTATAACGCTATACAGTGAAGGATACAAGCTAGACGAATAACTTGAACCATCACATAATAACCATCCTGGAGGTGCGGTTTCGCCGCCAAATTGTATTATACCGCCTATAGGAAAACCAAACTCAAGTAATTGTACTCTATCTTCTAGATCTGATATATCAACTCCATCTACAACTCCACCAACCGTTATGTCACCAGTAACGCTTAGTGTGGGTGTTGATATATTTCCCGAATCGATGGTGATCGATTGACCGACAACGGATTCATCAACTTTAATTGGTCCATTTAGATGCAATTCTTTGAATGGATTGGCAGTAGTGCCCAAATCTTTTGGTGACGTTGGAATGATATCACCATTAATACTAAAGTTTGTTGGTGATGTTAAATCTACAGAATTCGATGCATTCAATTTTACCAAATCAACAGGAGTTCCAGAGGAATTTTTTGATCTTAGTGCCTGATTATTGTTGAGTAAAATTTTATTACCATTTACCGCATCATCGGCAATTTTAGTTGAAATGACTGCACCATCTACTAATTTCGCAGTGCTTACTGAATCATTTTGTAGTTCATAGGAACCTACTGAGTCAGGAGGAACTACTAATGCACTTTGATTTGGCGAGTATAGTGCTCTTCTAGAAACTGTAGAGAATCCTAAGTGTAGAATTCTTATTATTTTACCAACAGTAGGAGCAACATCAAATGTTATTCTGTCAAAAATTCCAGAACCTACGGAAGTTTCAGTTAAAGACCAACCTCCATCGACAAACCCCAAGCTATCGCCATCAACTATTGCACCATCTACAGTAACCAATAATGACTTAGAATCTATTGCAGGTTGTGAAAGTGAAAAATTAAACTCGGAGCCTGTTGCGGTATATCTATCGACTACAAAATTTCTAAGATTTTGTTGTAATTGATCTGGACCAACAGAACCCGCAGTAGGAACAAAATTATATGTCGCTTCTCCTCTGTGAAGAACATAAATTTTTTCTTCTTCTTTTGGTGCTGAACTAAATCCAATTTGTTTATTATATAAAGATCCTATACCAGAGATTGTATAATCTGTTCCTGGTTGTAGAACTTCCCAATTGTCATAATATCCGTGAATTATTTCTACGTTTACATCGCCGCTATCTGCTGGTAATATATTTCCATCGACTGTTATAGAAATATCAGTTCCATTATAATCTACTGCGGTAACGCCATAAGTTCCTAAACTATCAACGGAAGATGGTCCAGCAACTATTAAAAAGTCACCAGGAGCAAATCTGGATAATGCTGCGGCCAAATCCTGATCTGTTGTTGAAATTTGGTCGCCTAAAACATTATTTTCAAAAACTAAATTTGTTGTGTTTTTTACAATTGATCTTGTAATGTATTTCTGTCTAATTACAGTTATGTTTTCTTCATAACCGCCTGGTACTTCTTGTGATAAATCAAAAATTGTTTTTGTGCCATCGGGCACAATATCATCTCTGGTATTTGGGCCAAAAATTAGAGGCGATTTTGCATTTCCTATGTAACTCATTATTTCATCCTTATGTGTTTACGTCTTCTATTAAAGAACTTTGCACATCAAATAAAATACCAGCGGATTCGGATTTAACTTCAACATAATCTCCAGGTTCTAAAACTAGCTTATTACCTTCAATCAAACAAGGCAAAGCACTTCCATCCGGAACCGGTGCACCCTTTACGGTGTATGTTGACACACTAGCAGAACTATCATAAACTCTAACCGAAACTTGTCCACCACCATTTATGGATGCAACGCTAATGTGAATAAAATAGCTAGTCTTGCCACTAGGCGCCGTGTACAACGTTTGCCAAGAAGTGCCAACATCTTTCAAATTTGCATTTTTAAAATTGCTGTTTATTGCCATATATTTTCCTATTAGCTCATCGCTATTGCTCTAGCAAGTAATAATCTATCATTCTCTAGTGTAGAGAAAATTGAATTGATTGCAGAAACTAAATTTGGTTCCGCTGCTGCAATGAAATTAGGATCAGTTTTAATCCTATCGTCCAAAAGATCAAGATCGCCTATGGCAACGCCCAATTCATTTGTCTTTTCCCACCACAGCTTTATAGTAGCATAATCAGGAACTTTAATTTCTGCCATTTAGTTTCTCCAAAACTTGTAATAAAAGATCCTTCATGCCAAATAATTCTGATTTTATATTTTCAACATCTTGCTGTAGATTATTTATCTTGTCCTTTTGTATTTGTTTTTCTAAATTTTGTTTATCTCTAATCTTCTTGGCATTTTGGTGTGCCTGCCAAGAAGATTCATCCACATTTACAATAGCACCACTTTGCATATCTCTCACGAGACCTTCTCTATCTCTAACCTTATAGTATCTAGTCATTATGAATCCAGTGCGATAACTTGAAGATCTTTGACTCTTATTGGTTTAGTAGAATCATTGCCAGTTAATACTAGTTTAACTGCAACTTCACTAAATGGTGACAATAGAGTTTCTTCATATTCAAAATCATTAAATGTATTACTATCTATTGAATTGCCTGGAAGTTTGTTTCCTACAGGAGTCAATTTGATGTAACGTACATTATCGAATTTTTCATTTTCATCCGAACCTGACATTTTTGCAAATGCTTCTACAGATTGACCTTCTTGAACATTTGCCAAGAATCTAACTTTAAGAGCCGTAGCAGGATGTCTTAGAATCATTCTCTTTGTTACATACTTACAAGGTGCAGTGTGTCCAGTTGGCGATTCTGAACTATAGAAATCTTCTATACCCAAAATCGTCACATTAGATGATGCGGATGCCGGATCGTAATCTGAATCATATTTTACTTCAATTCTCAATTTGTAATTTGGCGAAGAATCTATAATTTCACTTATTTTTGTAATTTCATAAGTTGCATCATTTTTGTTATCGGTAGAATTCATAACTTTAACATATTGTCCAGATCTCATAGAAGACAGAACAGATTTACCAATTTCTCTGGCTTGTGTGTATGTTGCTAATCCATCACTCGAACAGGTGATTACATCTCTATAGTAAGAAATATCTACGGAAGTACCTATTCCTGTAAGATCTCCGTCAACTCTCACGGTCATACTAGTTGAATCTGGTCTAGTAACACTGATTAATCTTACGGTCTTCTTTGATGTTCCATTAATTCCTAGCAACATACCAGGAAACAATTCACTCAAAGTCGATATTACTGCATAATTACTTGTCGAGAACGAGTCGCCAGAAATTGAAACAGTTGCATTTTCTGCTACCATAACTTCTTCGTCACCAAAAGACCAAACATCCAATCCCGAACTTGAACAAGTTGCAGTCGGCGATGTAATTGTGAATTTTTTATCCACAGTCAACTGACTAGAAACAATGCTTGTAATTTTCCTTAAATTCTTATTGATTCCGCTTTGTACTAATACATAACCACCAACATGATAGATTGAAGGTGTTGGCACAGATATTGTATTTGTATTTGCGGTTACACTACAAGTTGCCGAATCTTGTTTCCATCCAAAGAATACATAATCCGTTGGATCTGCAATCGTTCTATATTCGTCTATTAATCCAGGATCGGAAACTTTATTTCCGATAATACCAAAATTCGATCTAGAAATGTCCAGAATAGGTGTAATGTTTGGATTATCACTAGACAGTGTTGCTTGTACAAATAAACTCTTTGATGAACCTTCTATATTTCCTGGCGTTGTGATTATTCCAGCTATCGTAGGTTCATTTAAAGTCCATTGTCCTTCGTTTGCAACACTTGCAATCAGTTTAGGTTCCTCGAATATTACATTTTCGCCCGGCTGCACATCTTCAAAATCTGCAACGTCTGGCAAAACATAAGAATTTACATCACTGCCGTGTACGCCTGAACCAGAAGTAATTCTGTAATTATAATTAATTTCAGTTCCTTCGAGCTTCATATCAATTAAATTTGCCGTCATTTCATCGGCTTGAATGTCTGCCGTTGCAAATATCGTAGAACCACCTGCCGAATAATTAGTTTCTGATGCATCTTTTGGATTTCCATTTTCATCAAAAATTTCTATTGAATATGAATCATAGTCCAAAACCGTTACGTCATGATACAATCTAACTGAATCCGAAGACTCGGTGTTAATATATTTTAGATCTATTCCACCAACAGATTCGACCAAGCCACTAATTTTTACTCTAGGTTTTCTGTTGTCATCTACTCTATTTCTCATTCCATGATTTTTGTGGAAAACTTTCAATACATTACAACCTGCTTCCACCTTAAAAGGATTATTCTTTAATTTGTCGAAGGACAGGTTTTCGTTCACCAAAGTTACAATAGGATTTTTACTTATATCAAATTGCGCTTTATGCAATTTAAACATTAAATCTGCTTGTTGATCTGGTGTCCAAGTAGAAGAGTTGGCGGATTTCAAAAACACACCATTGTATGATGCGGTATTTTGTATAATGTCGGCTTTACCCACAATCGACTGTCCGATTCTGGCATACCAAACTTCATAGTCTTGAGTATTTGCCATAACCACTATAGCATACTCAGATTTTTCCTGTAAATATACAGGATAATCAAATTCAAAATAAGTTCCTATAAAACCAGCTTCAAAGTTTGAACTTTGTGGGCCATATCCATCGACAAATGATCTAGTTTTAGTATTCCATTTTGCTTCCGTGTTGGGATCTGAAGAAAATGTTTCAAAAGGTCCATAATGATAATGATTTGTTGTTGTCCAAAATGATGGATCACTTTCACTAACTGTAGGATGTACAGGCACGCTAATATACAATCTTCCTATGTTTCTGCCATTTTGATCATCTATTGGCGTATCACCATCTATATCATTTATTACTATTTGGTTTGGATACAAGTAAGTTTTTGAACCTGGAACTAATTTTGGTCCAGGAACGCCTGCAATAGTCTCTCTGATCTCAACACTAACAGGAATGACAGGATTTGCCGAACCGGATCTATCTTTAAATTGAACCGATCTACTTCCAGAACCAACGTGAGGCTTATTCCTAAAATATAAAGTTACACCAGTTATGAATGCGCCACCTTCATCGGTTATGTTTATCGTTTCTGCTATCGGATCGACCCAACAGACTTTGTTCAATTTATAACTATTTTCCGTGCTAGTGCTTATGGTTTTTTCAAAATTGTCATATTCTGTCGATAATTTTGCACCACGAGTCGAGAGTATGGTTTCTTGTCTCTTTTCTATCAATCCTTTACATTCAAATCTGGCAGAGCCTGAGGACTCTGAATCGGATTGAATGTTTTGTGCGCTGTCTATAAATTTTATTACTTTAGTTCCTGTCTTAAAGCTAGGATTATCGGAAGAATCCTCCAAAACTTTACCCGTAGAGGTATAGATTGGTTTACCATCAGGAATGTGCAGATAGCCGGTTATTGTGCCTGTGCTATCGGCAATTAATGGAAAATCGCCGGATGCATTTTTATCTCCGATGACCGGATTAAAATAGACAACATTAGTCGAAGAGCTTGCACTTCCGGAAACCACCGGAAAACTATTCTTCACACTTTCAATTAATTCATCTCTAACTTTAAATGAAACAGGTCTTTCGACCTTAGACATTACAATTTCTTTACCGGCAGATGAAGGTATACAGAAATGTGTTACTGGAATGTTATCAATAAAAGCATATACTCTGACATTTGGCTTAAATCCATTTAATGTAAATTTAACAATTTGACTTCTACAAAATTCTGCAAAATTAATTTCTTTAACAGATTCGCCAATTGACTGATTAATCACGCTAGGTGTGACCTTTAGTTTAACGCCACCCCTCGCTGTCGTTTCTTTACTAGTAATAGTTCTTTCGCCCTGAACTTGTAATCTTGGATACTTGTTCTGTGGCGGTGTAGTTCTACCATTAATATATTTTTTTAATTTTTTAATCTCAGTTTCAATTCCTTTTATCTTATTCGATAATCCTTTCTTTTCTTTCTGATCTTTAGAACTTGCGAGTTTGCCCCTAAGCTGTTCTAGATCTCTTTCTCTTCTTTGTAGATCCGACTGCTTCTTCATTCTATTATTCAGCCATTGCATCTGCTGATTTGGTCTCATTCCATTACCAAACGCTGGACCAGGAAGAGGCGGTGAAGTAATAGCGTCAATTTCGGTTTTTGTTCCAACTACATTAGTACTGAATTGAGTAGCATCTTTAGTGTATACAGTTCCCAATCCTTCGGAGAGATTCGTCAATGCATCGGCCAATCCATTATCAAAGTTTACGGATAAAGGTTCTGACTTTTCTGTATTTTTAAATTCATCCGATTCTGGTTCTAATTTTACCTGTCCAACAAATGTAACTACATCGAATGGATTAATATTAATAAAATCGGAAGCAATTCTTTGTGATACGGACTCCACACTTTCATATGGTAACATAATCAAATCATTTTTCATCGTGTAACCGATTTGATTTCTTTCCACATTTCCTGCATTACCGCTAGAAATTTCTGTAAACCCTAGAGGATTGGTTTCATATGACTGAACTTCTTTCAATTCAATCATTCTTTCTACAAATGCAGGTCTCAACTCACCTTCTTTAGGATCTACTGCACAACTATAATCTTCATTCTGTACATCACCTACCGCATGTCCTCTGAAGTTATCTACTAAAAATCCATTTTTAAATCTATCGTTGCCGTCTGCGTCCTTTATTACTAGAGTTTCTGTATTTTTCTCTAAAAGTGAAAGTGAAGTATAGTATTCAATTTGTGTTATTCTATCTTCAATTTTGCCAATATCTCGCATTGTGTATCTGCGATTATTTCTGTGTGTTAGAACAACCTTCTTTAGATCAGAAGTTAAGGCAGGCAATTCTACCTCGGCTACAACCATACCATCCAGAGGATCGTCGGGCATAACAGGCTTCAAAGATGAAACACCTTCGACAATGCCAAATGAACCGTCAGTTCTTATATAAATTTTATCATTTCTGTGCAAATAGTGTTCAAATTGTATGAATATATCACTTTCTGGTACGTAGCATATTTTACTATTAAAAATTCCAGAGTTCGACTTTGTGGATCTAAAGTCCAAAACATCTGCTAATGGGTATGAAGTTCCAGAATCGGTTGATGTATATTTTGGTATATCCGATATTGAAAACCCTGCACCCACTGGATAAGATTCGATTGAAAAGTAATTACCATCGACCGAGTGTTCAAAATAATCAAAAACAATAGCAAGTCTTCCGGTAGGAGGTTGTGCGCCTCTTTTCAATTTGATCGATGCGATATCATAAAAGGAGTCTCTTTGTCCATCATCCAATTCATATCTATCAACAATGTCTACACTGGATGCGGTTGGTGCTGTCGTAAAATCAGAGGACATGTAAATATGTTTTACTCTAATTACATCCTCAACACCTAATGATATACTTTGTAGATCGGTTTTTAATGCATCAGTTAAAACATAATATTGACCACTAGGAGTACCAGTATTCTGATATGTACCTGTTCTTAGTGTTTTTTGCTTTGGCGAGGCATTGTTCTCGCCCGATATTCTACAAGGCACAATAGCTGTTATGTTTCCATCAGGAACCAAAGAGCTAAATGTCACTACAACTTCAGTTGAACTATTAAAAGTCACATTTTCTGCCTTTAGCGTATTGCCTGCGCTATCGGAAAAGAACCATTCAGTTGGCGAATAGGAAGGAAATGCACCTTGATCTGCACTTAAAATGATTGTTATTGTGTTAGATACCGATAACGTTCTAACAAAAAGTTTTTGTGCAGTATAATCAAACTTATCTTCGTCTATAGATCTAATGAATCCTTTAGGAATCACATATAACAGAACACTAGCATCTTGATCTTCCAGATCAGTATAGACTCTACTTATTGTTATATTTGTTTTTGTGCCCGATTTGGCCGCATCTAATTGAACCTTTTGATTGTCCAACGGTGCGTTTACTACATAATACTGATACTTAACTTGATTAGAATCTTCGTGTATGATGCAATCATTTTTGGATAGCTGTTGATACTCAGTTGTTCTCCAATATGTTCCATTCCCAGTCGCTATACCTCTAAAATTTGAGTCGGGTGTTATAGTTATGTCAGCACCCTCGAATGGTTGTGAAAATTGAATTACATCACAAGAAAATCCAGCACTACCAGCTTCACTGGATTGAAAAATAGATTGAACATGTTCAAATGAATGATCATCTTTTGTTATTTGTATATCTGTTAGATGCAATCTGTATGCGGCTGCGGAAGTACCAGGAGTTCCGTCATCAAAATCAAAATACAAAACTCTAGCGGTACCTATACAATATGCAGAGTCTATAGTTTTTGTCGGTCCAGTTAGAAATGAACCGTCTGCTGCCGGCGGTGCTTTTGGTGAACTTGAATTTTCCATAAATTCTCTTGTTCTGCTAAAAAGCAAAACTTGCTTCATGGATTGATTTGTTGTGGTAGATTCACCCCATAATGTGATCGGTAGACCTTTAATATTTGTTACTCTAATGAATGGACCTTTCATTGTTCTAACAATTTCCGGTTTTGATGTAACAAAATCCAAAGCCTTTCTGCCCACAAGTCTGGATCTGTCAAGTTTTTCCAGTTCATAACCCTTAACATATGCCTTGCCAGGATCTATTTGATACACCATTCTGGTGTCGGCGGCAGCAAGAAATGCTTCTTCATTGACTCCAGGTAAATATCCATCATTATATACGTGATAACCGGATATTCCCAAAAATTGCTGTCCTATTAATTCGGCCGCATTTGGTGTGCTTCTCTTGAGCATATCCTTGGTATAATGGCCACTATTAGTTCCGTCATTAAAAAATTCACTAGGAACGACAACAAAAGGTTTTATAGTGTAATTACCAGATTCATCAAATGTTCTTCTGGCCAATTCGTCTTGAATTAAATTATAATTTGTTTTGTTAGGAGGCGTTGCGGGAATACCATCAACAAGTCTAATTAATTCTATGAAATTTTTATCAGTTACGGAAGTAGTTGTTAATTTATCAATCGGTCTTGTCGATAATACTAGATCTATTTTTAATCTATGTGCACCTGGTGCTGCATAGTTTGGAGAACCTTGAGCATTATCCAATAAACTCTCATCTTCTTCTGGTGTAACTATAGATTGAACTATTGACAATCCTATGCTTCCCGTATGTCTATCATTTTCAGGATCAACAACAATAGATTGTTGTTTTACTACCGCAAAAAATCCATTAGTAAAATAAACACCTTCTTTAATGTTGGCGCCTGTTCCTGTACCAATTACCGAATTTGAATTGTTTAAGGTTTCTAATTGTATTCCAGAATCTTCTACACTTAATATTTCATTTGCAAGAAATGTTTTTAATGCACCTTGCAATCCACCACTAGACTCTGTTCCGGCAGTTAAATATTTGACATATAATCTTATTACACCAGCTCCATCAATTGGTGTATAATTAACGATTCTTGCTTTTACGCCGGTCGTACTTGATATAACTTTATTTAAAAAATTAGTTTGAATTGCAACATCATCTACAAAATAAATGGAATTGTCAATTCCGCCCGTCTTGTTTACGTATATTTTAACGTAGGTGTAATTTGAATCAAAAGTTGTGATGCCAGGAATGACCATAGCACCTTCTTTGAAGAAGTGTTGTCCCATTCTATCGATTTGGGACTGAAACATAGTTTGTAATTGCGTCAGCTCTCTGGCCTGTACCGCAAACCTTGGTCTGAAAAGCATCCTATAGAATTGCTTATCCGAATCATAATCATCAAAGTAAGGAGCACTTTTTAATTGATCTTTTATATCGGTCATAATGAAATTCCGCTAAAGTGTGATTTTGTTATATTTAGTCGATAATAACCGAGATTATTTTTAGTAGATTTTTATGTTCTAGAATATTATTTGTATAGTGTATCATATACAAATTAAAATTCTATAATAACTTTTATGGTTTCAGTTTGATCTGGCGATCTTAAAATAGGTCTACGATTTTCAAAATAAATTATGTCGCCACTATATTTTTGGACTTCTGGATTCACGATTGCACTAATTGTGGCAGAAGCACTTCCAGAAATTACCGAGTTTCCTACATTAAAGGTTTCGTAACCAGTTTCTGGTATTTGTACAAACACTAAATCTTTATTAGCACCGTTGTCTAATACCTCTATTAAGAAACCCTGTGCGACCCCTGGCGTTTGTTCTACCAATGTACTATCAAGAGCAAAGGTACCTACTATCGAGCTAACAGTGAGTCTCGAACTGGCACTTGCGGTCAACCCTGAAAAAATTGTTCCGGAAGAACCAAATGTTTCTGGATTTCTAATAATGCCAATTTGTCTATAATCATTTGATATTGGAAAATCGCCAGAACCTTCTGAGTAAGTTAAATCGACATTGAGCATAACATAGTGTCCGCCCAATTCTTCGACGGGATCTGCGCCGTGACCTTGACTTGGTGGCAAAACAACAACGACCTGTGCCAAATTACTTCCGCTATTTGCTCCGGTAACAGTTGCGGTTGCGTAAGAATAACCAGTTCCTGCATTAATTAATGATACCGATGTTATTCCATTTGGTGATGAAAAATTTACATTTGCCTTTGCTCTAGCACCCGTACCATCGCCGGTGATATTTACTGTAGGCAAAACTTGAAATTGAGAAGTTAAATCTATAGATAATGTAGATTCTAGAACGAATTCTTTAGTAGATCCTAGATAACTTATAACCTTGGAAGAACTTCCTGCTCCGGTTCCCGATACTATCCACACAGTAGCTCCTGCATACCATCCATTGTTGGTAACGGCAGAAGAGCTAGGTGCTGAAATGGATTGATTTGGTCCTACTAATCCTATACTCTCCACAGGAGTTGTATTTAAAACTCTATCATATAGTGTTCCGGCATTAATCACTTGAATGGAATCTATTACTCCAGTATTTTCTGCACCTTGTTGTACATCCCATTGTGTCGAACCATCATCAGACTCTAGAGTTTTGACTGGCATCCAATGATCGGTTAAATATTTTAATGCATCGCCGGTTTGTACGGTGTACATATATTTCCACCTATAACCATCAGCTAAACTTATAACCAGCAAAGGATTACTTTCATCCGCTACGGGTTCTATTGTAGATTTAACACCGCCATTATTAGACAAACATTTAAAAACTTGAAAATATTGATTCATTGCATAAATGTTTCCTGGCGTGTAACCATTGGCATTTCCGCTCGTAACTTCACTGGAAGTTGGATGCTCGAATATGTGCGGATCTTGGTCAGAATATGCAACATAAACTGTATTTCCTGTTGCGTCCCAATTCCATCTAGGGATAACAAAAGAAGAATTATTAGGTGTAATTTTTTTGAGACCCATCATTCCGTCCCAAATTCTTCTTTCACTGTATAGTGTATCTTCCGGAACATCAGGTATTAAATCGGCGTTGGTGGTTGCTGTGTTCCACGCCTGTGGTCTGCTTACAAACAAATAATGCGTATCGGCGCCTACGGAAGAGTCTTCTATAGCCTCTTTAAATATGCGAGCCTGCATGAATCGAAATTTATTAGTTATTATTGCAACCATCGAACATTTCCTTAAAATGTTATTATGTCATTATTTAGTATTGTTTAATTACGTTTAATTGCGGCCGCTTGTCCTTGACCACCGCCTGATATTAATAACCAATCGGTATCGGTTCCTATTTGAGTAAATGTTAATATGGTAGTATTTTGTGATATACCAAATCCTAGAGGAGATTCGGCATTATCGGTTCCAGCAGCCCATAGAGTTCCATCGGTTTTAATCGCAAATGTAGATAAATCTCTACCTTCAATTAATCTCCAATTGGTATCAGAACCTATTTGTATAGGAACGAGTGAATCGGTAGTGGTTCCGTTTCCAAACACTCTGTAGTTGTTCCATCCCCAAGCCCATAATGTTCCATTATTTTTAATCGCAAATGTATATTGATATCCTGCATATATTTCTTTCCAATTCGTATCGGTTCCTATTTGTATCGGTGATGTTTTTTGTATTGTTGTGTCATCGCCTAGTTGGCCTTGTGCGTTATATCCCCAAGTCCAGAGAGTTCCATCATTTTTCAGTGCTACAGTGTGTGAATTACCTGCTGAAACCTTCATCCAGTTACTATCACTTCCTATTTGAACTGGCGAATTTCTTTGAGTGGTGGTACCATCTCCCAGACGACCATTTATGTTAGAGCCCCAAGCATAAAGTGTTCCATTGCTTTTAATTGCAAGAGTGTGTAATGAACCTCCCGAGACGGAAATCCAGTTACTATCACTTCCTATTTGAGTTGGTGAAGTTCTTCCTGTAGTATCACCCACGCCCAATCTACCGGATGAACCAGCACCCCAAGCCCAGATTGTTCCATTGCTTTTAATTGCAAGACTATGATTGTCACCTGCCGAGACGGAAATCCAGTTACTATCACTTCCTATTTGCACAGGAGTTCCATTTGCATTATTGTTTGTGGTTGTACCTTTTCCTAACTGTCCGTTGGTGTTTAATCCCCAAGACCATAGTGTTCCGTCCAATTTTAGCGCAATCATATGTTGGGAACCTACGGAAATGTCTTTCCATTTTACCCCACTACTAATCACGGTAGGACTCAATACATCAGCATCTAACGCATCGGTTTGATATGTACCGTTTCCGAGAACACCATAACGTGCATCGCCCCAAGTGTATAATAAACCATTAGAACCTAATAATTGAGTTTGTCCAAAGGCCTCTCCGGATTCAATACCAGATGAAATTACACCTTGCCACGGAACATCGGAATCAACTAAAAACATAGTGTGCAATGCGCCCATTGAGGCTTTTACAATTGGTATATTTGGAGTCAACAATCTCGTAGGAGTAAAAACAGGCGAATTGCCGAAAGTACCATTTATGCGACCAAGTTGATAATCATTATTATTTCCCCATCCCCACAGCGATCCATCAGTTTTAATTGCCAAGGTACCACTTCTGCCGTGACACTCTCCCAGACTCGCCCAATCGGTGTCTGTTCCAATTTGAGTTAAACTTGTCACAATTAAGTAACCGTAAGGACCGCTGGTTCCTACACCTTGACCTGCACCGCATTGTCCCACACTGTTAATTCCGCAACCCCATAAAGTACCATCCGATTTAATGGCAATAGTGAAGTTTTCGCCTGCGTGTATATCAATCCAATCGTTTGCGGTACCAATTTGTGATGGAGTAGCTCCATATGAATTACTTGTTCCTGTTAATTGGCCATAGTCATTATTGCCCCAACCCCATAGAGTACCATCCGTTTTTAATGCAATACAATGCCAAAGACCGCTAACAACCTTGCTCCAATTCGTATCTGTTCCTACCTGTGTTATCGTTCCTAACCATCCACTCAAACCTGCGGGTGGATATCCCCAATGATAAAGTGTACCATCAGCCTTTAAACCAAACGTCCAATTTGTAGTGGAAACACTCTTCCAATTACTTTCGCTTCCAATCTGAGCAAAATACCAAGGAGTCGCCGTTGAGGTTCCGGCCCATAAATTGTTCAAATTTCCGCTAACCCATCCGGCACCCCAAAGTGTTCCATCTTCTTTAATTGCGTGAGCAAAATTATCACCAAACCAAGCCCAGTGACTAACCTGTTTCCAAGTATCTCCGGACTCAATTGGGATCGGCGGATTAACGGCAGCGCCTTGCTCAGGCCAACTAGTTGATGCTCCATCTCCCATTGAATATTGTTGAGAACCCATTGCCCATAAAGTTTTATTTGGTTTCAACAAAAACGTTATCCTTTCTCCGGCGAAAACGTCTGTCCATTCGTCTATTGAATTAAATGATTTTGCAATAGTGACATTTCCACCACTCGACACTATTTCGCCCGATCCGCTATTTCCCAGTCCATATACAACTGAATCGGGCACAACCTCAATTTGTGTTAAGGAACCAAATGCTTCTCCTGTACTTATACCATTACAAAAAATAGGTTTAGGTGATGTTACATCTAAAATTCCACCACTTTGAAATGCGTGTGTTTGTATTCTATTCCATTTTAAATACGTTGTGAGGCTTTGTGGTGTCGTGCTAATATTTGTGCCAGGAGAATCGCTCAATAGTCTAGACCCCCATCCCCAACCCCACAATGACTTATCTGATTTTATTGCATATGAATATCCACCGCCGTAAATAAATCCTGTTGCAATTTCCATCCAGTCATTATCAGTGCCAATTTGAATTGGTTGAGCCTTTGAAATTGTAGTACCATCACCTAATTGACCTGTGGTGTTATCTCCCCATGCCCACAGAGTTCCGTTCGATTTTATAGCTAAATGGTGTCCACCTGAAGTTGAGACATTAATCCAATCAGTATCAAGCTCTATTTGTAAAACACTCGTCGTTAATTGCCAAAGTGTTCCATCATTTTTAATTGCAAATGACGCATTTCCACCCGCCGCTATAAAAGACCAATCTGTATCAGTACCTACTTGAATTGGCGTTATTGAATCCACAGTTGTTCCATCACCAAGCTGACCTTCAACGTTTCGGCCCCACGACCACAATGTTCCATCAGACTTTAATGCCAAAAAGTGATTACTTCCGCTGTCAAGACTTACCCAATCGGTATCGGCATTCAATAAGGTTGGTGCGGTATGCGTGGAAGGTTCGTACCAAACATAATGAGGCCATTGCCACAATGTTCCGTCATCTTTAATTCCGGCATTTCCGTAATTTCCGCCCCCAACGTTTTGAACGCCTGTAATTTTGACAAAATTTGAATCTCTATTAAATGTTAAACCTGAAAATATATTATCTTCCCATAGTTGTCCATCCTGCTTGAGTGCCATCAACAATTCGCCCCAACCAAATCCTCCTTTTAGTATGACATCTGAGTATGGTATTAAATTGTCTTCATTTATTGGAGTCGATTGTAATTTTGGTAAAGTTCCATTTCCAACGTATCCCCAAGTGTACAAAGTTTCTTCAGGAGGCAAAACTATCGGAGATATGCCAAGATCTATATTGCTACTACCAAACTGTTCATCAGAATTTATAGATGAAGTTAAAATCGATGTCGCACCACTCAATATTGAAGGAGTTCCAAATATTTCTTGTGTGTGTATGTTGATAGTAAATAACTGCTTCGATCCACTAGGGAAAGGTGATGACGTATCACATAAAGGATCTTTTAAAATTGGTTCTGGTTGTATCTTGGTTCTTAACCAAGGTTTCATCCAAAAATCTCCAACAACGATATCAAAGAAATCTTTTATTTGATAATTTGCAAAATCGGTTTTCCAATAATTTGAGTTGCCCGAATATAACAATCTATCTTCATCATTTCCACCATTTGGCTTATATGTAAATTTAAATCTATCGATGCTGTTTAATGATGCACCATTTCTGTATCTGACTAGACTTTCTAGTTGGTATTCATCGAGTTCAGGTTGTATGTTAGGATCGACTTCTAATTTTAATTCTACATCTAGCGGCTTAAATGAAATATCATTATATTCAACTTCGTTATGCCAACTAACTTGTAGATTATTCTGTACTTTCGCTCCACTTGAAATAAAGTTTTCACTTAAAAAGTTTCCAAATAATTTTAAACCGGATGGATGAATTAAATCTTTAACAAAAGATTCATAAAAGTCAAAAGATTCACTAACCTTGATTACATAAGAAAATTGCTGATAATAAAAACTATCTTGTATAAATTTTGCATCACTTAATTTTCCATCATCATTTAAGAAATATCCTTTATATTTTATTATTGTACCAACTTGAGGAATTATGTGTAATTGATTATCACCATCCGGTTCGTAAACTAATATATTGTTGTAAGTTCTTTCGCCAATTTTTACTTCACTAAATGCTGTTGGTGGTATTTTAAATCCTGGAGAAACAATATCAACTTTTGTTACATTGCCTAAAGTATTTACGGTAGATACAGTGGCCTTAAAATCTTGAATATTAAAGTTTTGAAAATTACTCGCTATCTCAGTTCCTATAGAATAGTTTGAACCTTTGTCGAATAATTTAAAACCAGTTACGCAAGTTACAGGATTTGCGAAAACGTTTGGAGCCTCATCGGAATATAATATTTCGCCAGGATAGAATTCTCCCGTTATTGAACTTCTATTTAAAAATAACTCGTATACGACATTTAAACCTATCTCAAGTTTTATAGCATATTCAACAAATGCGGAACTTTGACTATTTTGTCCAATTATTTTTTTATTGATGAATGCAAATGGAGTATCTGCCGAATTAGTTGGCATCTCAACTCTAACAGAATAGTTTTGAATCCATTTTCCATCAGATGGTCGGAGCATATCCACACGAGGATAATAGAAATCAATCTCAGCACCTAATATTAATCTAAACAAATATTTGTATGCTCTTTCTGTTCCCTTTGCACCATAAAATTGCACAATGTTTTTTATGGCATTTTGTATTTTAACTCTATTATTTGGATTTGCAGGATCTACGTATAATTCTTTAGGAAATCTAGACATCACTTCTTTTTGAAGTGAATGTAAAAATGGGTCTTCAGTTGTGTCAAGATCTTGTAATCTAGGTAAATCTTTACTTAATCCTAAAGCATTGCCTCTGATTTCCATCCATTCGTAATATTTTTCTAGAAAATCTATAAATCTAGGAAAATCAGATTGAACATATTGGGGCAATCTATGCTTAACTATTTTTGCTATGCTTTGAATTTGTCTCGGTTGTTTTATGACAGTAGGAGATCCGTGAACTTCTCCGGAAGCAATTGAAGAAGGAACTAAATTTTGTAAATTAACCTTTGGTGAGCTAACGATAGAGGCTGTCGAAATTGAGGATGGTTTAACGACACCAACCATCACGTGGTTTGATGATGAAAATCCAGAACTTATGCCAGTGCATGTTATAGATTGTGACATTATCTATTCTCATTAATAACTATAACTTTTACATCGGTCTGTTGAATTAATAACATTCTATTTCTACTTGCGAAAAAATCACCATTCGATGGTGTGGCGTAGAAATATAGTTTATTACCACCATCACTTAACCCTTGTATACTTAGGCTAGATATTTGAATCGCACCAGTTTCATAATTTACAGAACCTATATTGTCATTTACTATAATTTTATTCGAGCCAAACGGTCTGTATGCAAATAGTTTTCCATTACCATCGTCAGTTATAAATGTTTCAAAGCCGTTGAATATAAATCCAGAACTTTTTATCGTTCTTATATCATGTAGCACATCGCCCAAATCAAGCGAAGATTGAAATGAAAAATTATATTGAACCGGTACATTAAATGGTGGCGTTACGGCATATTTCAAGTAGACTGAAGTGATATTACCTGTTATTGAGTCGTCGGCTTGATCGATATATCTCAAAAGCGCACTGTATCTAAAGGTAGTGTCAAATCCGCTTAACTTGTCTGTCGCAAATTTATTTATCGACTCCCTAACGGAGTTTTCTATTTGACCCGAAGATTTGCTATTTTTCCTACCTTCAAATCTAACCGTAGTTTCTATACCAATATTCATATACTCTGGATCTACCATTTCAACTTCAATAGCGACCATATTTCTAGGTCTAATAATTGTATTGATAATAGATTCCTTTTCTATTGTATTAAAGGTCAATCCATTTTTTGGTTTTGCGGAAACAAAAACAACACCATACTTTGGTGGTGAATTATCTTCACCTCCCCATACTCTAACGTGTTCTATTTGCGGATAGTCTTTAATCAGTAAAGTCTCGTAATCCGATTTTGTGACTGCTCTGGCTTGTGTATCATAATATAATGGTGCTTTAAATTTTACACTCTCTATAGTTTCTTTATCTGAACCATTTCTCAAAGACTCTAGTGTGGTTATCGATATGTATTGTGGTGCAATCGTAACGCTATTTGGCGCAGTCAAGCTGGTAGTGGTAAACTTACTCAATCCGTGATATAATGGACCGTCAGTTACAAAATATGTTGCAGAGATTTGGTTGCCATCTACTAATTTTTTTCCTATAAAACCGTCACCAAAGTACAGTTCCAAAAACTCATTATCCGCTTCTTGTAGAAAGTAAACATTATCATCAGGACCAACTTCGGTTACATCTTTTGCTAATGTCCAAGTATCTCCCTGTGTCACGCCTGAGTTTTGTAATATAGTAACAAAAAGTTTTGTACTGTCTATATTAGCATTTGGCAAAATGAATCTTTGCGTTGAATTTAATTGATTATCTACAGTAAATTTGTGAGTTATTTTCTTGCCTTGATAGATGTCTATGTCAGCGGAATATTGCTGTACGCCACCAACTAGAGTTGTTTTTGGAAGAACAACTCTGTCCATAGTATAAAGTTGTATTGGCTGATTGGACGATCTGGAAGTAAATTCGTGATGCAATGGAACTATTATATACTCAGGAAATTGTGAAAAGACCGAACTGGGCAATTTAACTGTTACATTAAGTGTTGCATAAGGTGCCCTAATACTAGTAGGAACATAACCCAAAGATTTAGCTCTTGAAATCACATTATTTCTCAATATGGCACTATCCAAAAACGATTCGTTAGCAATCATATTTGAATAAAACGCATTATACCCTGTATTATACGCAAGAACATCTAATAGCAAATTTATGCCAGAACCTTCAAAATTATAGTCTTGAAACTCTGGTTGATTTCTTAAAAAATCTTTAAGATTTTGTTTAATCTGCTGAAAATCCAATTCAGTGAACTTTTTAATTGTCATTTATCGGACCCTTTTTAGTGAAAATGTAATTTGCTTTGATTCAGTTTCTCCAACTATGTAGAATTGAATTTGTAACACCAAAGTATTTTGACTTAATAGATTTTGCGAAGGTGGGTACATAACTTGTATAGATTGTATTCTAACTCTAGGCTCATAATCACGAATGGCCTCTTGAATTTTAGTTTTTATGATGTGCTCTGTTTGTGAATCGTACTGTTCAAACAATTGAGAAATTACATTTCCACCGAAAGATGGATTATAAAACTTTTCATAAAAATTAGTCGATACAATTTGTCGAACGGCTCTTGCTATGGCCCTATCACCCCTGAGTGGTATTAAATCGCCCGTATCTGGATGTGGAGTGAAGGATAGATCTAAATCGCTATATCTTCTTTTTTCTAGAGCCATAAACTATTGATGCCTAAACTAACAGTCTTATGGCTTTTATTTATACTAAGATCAAAAAATAGTATGACCAATGAAACATTACATAAACATAGAAAGAATTGACCGTAAAAAGTGATGTAAATAAAAATTTACTGTTCAATATCGATTCTGTGTGATATGCATAAGACAATACAAATAGTGCTAATGATTTTATCAAGGATAATCCAAACATTGGACCAAGATGATAGCACAGCCATTTAATTAAAGGATTACCTTCAATTTCTACAGAACCGTGATTTAATATACCAAAATATGTAAAATTCATGTCCAAAAATTGAACAATTAGTAGCGATACGATAAGTACTTTGTTTAATTTTTTAATCATGTCTAAATTTCCCATCATATACTAAAAATTCACGAGTGTTATCGGATATAATAAATTGTTTTGGATAATCTTTGGCATATTTTGAAAATCTATAGTGATCTCTACCACCATTTGCATTACCAGCAAATCTAGGCCTTTCGATGACATTACCTTTTCTATGCTTCGGCGCAGTGACTTGCCATTGAGAAAAATCTCCTGGTGCATGATCGTAATAGATGAAAAACGTTTCCAATTCTCCCGTTGGCAATGCTTCATACATTACTATCGGTCCACTACCCGGCGGAACCAGAACGACCGGCTTGCCATCACTATCCGCCTTTGGTTTGTAGAGATAGTTGCTCTGACTCGGATCGTATGAACCATTAGAAAATCTAATTCTAAATCCAGGCTTGAAGTTGGAAGAGGTTTGTTCGGTAGTACTTTCAACTTCTGGTACGAATGGTGGTTCTGGATTTTGTGTATACAAAGGACTGAAAGTTGGAAATAAATTGGCAACGCCAGAAACGTTCAATGAAGCCGTATTATTTGCTATAATCGGCGATTCAAATATGATCGATGAAGCAGCTCTCATTGAAATATAACTCAAAGATTCAAATGCTATTGTATCTGCGATTATTTTAACTTTACCGTCAACCTTTAAGACGTAATCGCCACCTACTTCTACTTCTTTATTATCTGCGATCTTTTGTGCATGACCACCTTCCATCTCTTGAAAGGTTGTGCCAGATTTAATAGATAAACCACCTGTACTTATTGTAGTTGAACCGGATTCGATTGTCAATTCGGTTTCTGCTTTTATTTTTGTGGATTCATCGGAAGTTAAGTTTATATTTTTATTGCTTGCTATGTACGTATCGGCCACCGATATTGTGTACAGTTTATTCAAGCACTTATCGACCAGTGTACCATCAGGATGAATTTCTCTAAATGTGCCAGAACGATGATACCAATGCAATCTTTCTGCCTTTGGTGTATCATCTATTTCTATGTAATGTCCAGATTCGGATTGATATACGTGATTGTATGGCCATTTTGCAGCATAAGGCGTTGCAGGTTCTTCAAAAGGTTCGCCTTCGACTGGTAGTTGATCTTTTGTTTCGCCCTTTGTCTCTGTTTTTTGTGGATTAACAATCCTCGGTAAAGACGGACTTAATTTCATTCCTTTTACTGGTTCATATGCGGCCGCCGAAAAGGAGGAAACATTTGAATTCTTTTTACCTACGATGGTATCTTCTATTTTTTGATTTCTGGCAAGTCTTGGTGTTACTGGTTCATTTAAATATGGCTCAAGTGGATATCTACTAGAAGAATACACGGGCGTGTTGTAGTTCGCCGAGGATTGTTCTTCTGTGGTGCTTGTTGCCGATGGTCTTAGTAATTCCGCATCAGCCTCATCATAAACGCCGTCATTGTTTACGTCATACGGAAAATTTTGTATATCAAATTCACGATTTAAAACGCCAACAGCAGTTCCTTGTATAGGTAGTTTGTTTTCGTTCCTAAGTGGATCATCAGTTTCTCTTTCACTTTCAAGTTCTATAGGAATCAATTCTTCGTCATTTGCACCAAAATCTAATCCTAAAAATTCTGAGATTTTTTGTGCCGTACCTCTACCGAACCTTGATATCATCTCAGGAGGATTGTTTATCGGAATCAACGCAGTTATGACAGAAGAAACATTACTTACAACATCACCATTAAACAATTGAGTGACTTCAAACGTTCCACCATTTTGTATATTCGATAAAATCAAATTAATAGGACTAGAAGGACCAAGTGTGGAAAAAGATTGCGACACTTCTGGTGGTATTATGTTATTAACATATGATGTTATTCTATTGGTCACTTCAGATTGTAAGACATCTTTAAAATTCAGCAACAAATCCGGATTAGCTGACATTTGATTTAATACGACATTTAATCCGTCCGTTACATTTTTTCTGTTTGTGTCTGATAGATTTTTAGCGGAAGAAATTCCCATTCCGTTAATCAAGTTATCAAAGCTATTTGTAGTCAAATCTTGAGATAATAGTGATAGACCATTTGAAGGATTTAAAAATGTTTGAGCCAAATTTAATGTAGATTGTGAATTAAACTTTGGCAATTGTTGAACTAGATTGTCTATTTTAGGTCTATCGTCTACCGGAACTTGATAACGCACATCTGTTAAAAACTTATTGACCGAAATTTTGGATGCATCTTGCATACCTATTACGAAATTGGAACCAAAATCATACGAGCCACCAAACTCTGGGGGTCTAGGTACCTCACTATTGTTCAACTGTTCGGGTGTGGTAGGATCATTAAATCCTACGTCAGGCACAGAGGTCTGTGTCGGTATGCCAGGTATCATACCTATCACACAAGGCATTTGGCATATTGTGGAATCCATGAAAAAGCCAAAAACCCAGTCACCTTCCCTGAGTCCTACGACATTGTTTCCGTGATCGATTGGTAAGCAAACCTGAGCCCAAGGTAGAGTATCTGTCGGTATTTGACTTTTATCTTCGGTGTGTAGTCCAAAAATGCGTACACGAACACGGCCTAGCATTAGAGGGTCCATTCGATCCTCTACTACGCCTTTCCACCACACGAAACCGTCTAAGCCTTCAAAGTTTTTTAACATAGTGCGTTTATGAAAAATGATCTCTAGTTATGTATCTTTCAAACATTTATCATCTAGCGACTTTTTGGCTAAAGAGACCATTTTTATGTAATCCATCACTATTAAAAAGTCTTCTACGATTTCATCTTCAATTCTGTACATCTCCTCAATACTTAGATCACTTTTCATATTAAAATTCATAGAATCTCTGAATAATCTAATCAGAGACTTTCTTGCAGTATGATGGAGATATCGATCATTTATTGGTCTAGTCATTTTAAGTCCAAAGAAAAAATCTGATATTAATCAGACGATGTAACATTTCTTGATCTTCTTTATCCCAATATTGTTCCAATTCAAACGAGTTTTGCCGAAGTTCCTTTCTCAACTCTTTTTCACTTTCAGTAAGTTCATCTTCCATTGTGAGGAATTTAGAACCTTCGATTTCTACAAACTTGTACCATTTTCTGCCGTCATTCTTTACCTGTTCCATTAATTCTTCAATCTGAATTAGATTTATATCTACTCTGCCAGGCCTAGCATCTTTCCACCAAAGATAAAGCTCTCTAACTTCTTTGGCGAAATTTCTGTGACCTTCATTTAAATCTTCACCATCTCTCGACAGTTCCGGACTCATATTTAACCAAAGTTCTAGATATGATAATCCGAGTTCTCGATTAGATAATCCCTTATAACTAATCTTTTTAAATGTTCGGTGTCCTATTTCCATTTTAGCCAATTCGTTCTCGACAAAATGTGTCAATACTGCAAAATTGGCATACAATAACATCTCACGGGAGTCTGAAAACCCAGGTTTAGTTCCTAAGTGTATTATGTGGTACTTGTCGTATGTTCTGTGTGCAATCCACGATTTTATTCGGTAAAACTTATGAACAATATCATTCACGATTAGTTTTTGTATCGTTTTCATAATATGATACCAAAATATATACACTTATTCTTTGTTGTTTTGTTCGTGTAATTGTTTAAGTGTCTCGCCGAGAAATACACACTCCATATAAGATTCTGAACAAGGTCTCCATTTTTGTACTTTCTTGTACTCTATTTTATTTTGTTTTGCATCTACCCAAAACGGCTCATCTTCATCTATGTCCAGATATGCAAGCACACTATCATTTTCTTGTTCAACCCATACTAACATATTCAAAGAAGGTCTAACCTTGTGCATAAAATTCCAATCATTGAAATTTATGTAGGCCAGTTCAAACTCAAAATCAAAATCAACCACATCATCAAAGTATATCATTGTAATAATTCCTCTACAAGTTTTTTATAAACGTCATATGCCTCTAGCAATTCTGAGAGCATCGGTGTTATTTCTTCTTCCTTTAATTCATAAAAACCGCCTAATAGGATGTCTTCAACATCCTTTATAAGATCTTTAAGAATTTCTAACTTTTCTATGGCGATGTCAATTTCCATTTTTTAGTCTTCATATAAAAATGGTTCGATTCTTTTTAGTTTTTCTTGTAGCGTTTTCAGTCTTGCTTGTAGCTTCCATCTTTTTGTGGGATTTTTTCTTACTTGAAGTCTACCAAAAACATTCATATATTTTTGTTGATATTTCTGATATGATTTAAGTGCTTCAGGATTCAACTTTCTAGTAACCGAAGTCTGGTTCGGTTCCGCTGTGCTCAATTCTTGATTGCTCTCCTCTTCCTTTAACGATAATGTTTCTGTCATTTTTTTCTCCTTCAACTTTAACGGGATTCCAATCTATAATATCTATTTTATGCTTTTTTAGAAACTCATTGCAAGCAGAAAAATGCTTACAATTAAAAAAACCTCTGTGTGCTGAAAGTGGCGATGGATGTGCAGCTTTCAGTATCAGATGCTTTCTCTTATCTATGAATGCAGAACATTTGGCAGATTTCTGGCCCCACAACATAAAAACCACATTTGGCAAAGAATCCGAAATGTGCTTTATAACTCTTTCGGTAAAAATCTCCCACCCCAATCCATAATGAGAACCTGGCCTTCCGCTTTCTACTGTTAAAACTCTATTCAGCAAAAATACACCCTGATCAATCCAATTTGACAGTCTACCTTGAATTTGGATATCTCCGATGTCTGACTGTATTTCCTTAAATATATTGTTCAGAGAAGCGGGTACAGTCTCTTCCGTAGACTCGAATGCAACGCCAGTAGCAGCACCATTGTGATAAGGATCTTGTCCTATTATAACCACTTTGATTTTGGCTAGTGGTACACTCGCAAAAATTTTAAACGTATTTTCTGGATCTGGATATACTAGTACCCTTTTTCTCTCATTGGTCACACGTAATGCCAAATCCTGAAAATATTGTTCGTGCGATTGTAGTGTTAAAAATTCTCTCCACTCTTGCATAAATTATTCAATTGCTCCTGTAAACGTTTCTTCTTGAGATACAGCTCTTCAAGTTCTCTGAAAAGATTTATGCAACCTATACCAACACACGAATGTATTGTTCTGTATACATACTGAATTTGGCATTCGGTCTTTTCAATTTCTTCTCTAATTTCTTTAATCAAGGTCGTCATTTTCTGTATTCCCATTTTGTAAATTTTCGCAACGCAAAACATAGTCTTCTGTAACTAATTCACAAAATTGCTTTTCGCTAATATTATTTAAGTCTGATCCTTTTAACTTTAAAATTTTCAACGTCTTTGTAATTGATAATATCATAGTTGAATAGACAGTGCAATTACTTGCAAAAATTTTATTTGCCACTTCCAAATCAGATAAGGTTGATGATTTTACACTTCTTGCGGTGCCAAATCCTATAACCCAAAATATCAAAGCAAATACAATATCCACAAAAGTCAAATTCATTATTTTTCCTATGTTTAACGTTTTTGATTATAACCGGATGAAAAACTACTTGATGCGTATGCTTCTTTTCTCGCATATTGAATTAATTCATTAACTCTAATTTCCAAATTTGTATATCTTTCTCGTCTATACTTTCGACTCTCTTCTTCAATCTTCTGTCTCGAAATGCAAGTGTACTTTTGGTGTAAAATTACGGACACTTCATAACTAGTGTATACAGAATGTCTTGCCAGATCATAAAACTCGTGGATTAATTCTTCTTGTTTTATTAGAAGGTGACTTGTAATTTGAGTCATATTATCCACCTTAAAAATAATTTTTTAGAATCTGGTCTATTCATTATATAATCGCAAGTTTCGGCTATAATGTCAAGACCGTTTGTTATGAAGTCGGCCTCAGCTTCAGAATATTTTTTAATGTGCTGTAAATACAATTCTTTATAGTGCATTGCATTGTAATAAGATAACAACCAATCGTGTTGTTGATATCTGTCGATCTTTAATGAATTCATTTTAAGACCGAAAACATTAAATAAATTTTTGCCTATTGATTTTGTCAATCTAGTATCAAATGAATTTTGATTGTATTCTGAAATGAAATGTCCTATTTTAAATTTGTGATTCTTGTGTATAGAAGATGTAAACTTATATGTTATGGGTGCATACAAATTGCCGCCCAATGAAGATACCAAACCCTTTTCTGATAAGAATTTCCACTTCTTATAAGAATATTCATTTATACCTTTTTTATTTTCATCTCTCCAAAAATCTACATCTTCACTCTGTGGACAAATTTCTTTGTTGAAAATATCGGTAAACTTGTCGATATTCTCTTCGTATTCTAGAAATTTGGCATAGTCCTCAAAGCGAACTAAAGTGACTTCAGTTGTCATTTATTTCCCTCTGAGATATTTGTGTTCTATTTCCTTTTTTCTTTTTCCTTTTGTTTGCATGTACAAACACAGAAAGAAATTTGAAGTCAATAAAATGTCTAGTCTTTGTTCTTTTTTTATTTTTGTTTGCCATATTGTTTCCTCTATTTTTTATATTATAACAAAAGGACCACAACATAGCGAATATTTACTATCTAAAAGTTCCATGACGAAATGCTGGATTTACTTTGCCATAAATCTTACCATCAGAACCTCTTAATCTACAAACTCCTGTATTTTGGTCTTTTATTGCCTCTTGAGATAATTTATATCCAAATTCATCGAAGTAATATCTCCATCTTCCGTCAACAAATGGCAAAGGTGAACTAGATCTGGCAATAACCTTTCCGCTTTTTGTTACTAACTCAAAATACTTTAATCTAGCTGGTGCAATTAGAACTGGTTTATATGCTCTTGGCTCTGGTGGTGTATAGTGTCTGTCTGAATGTGATTTCCACAACCAATTTGTAGGTAACGATATTCCTTTGCCGGAATCGTTACGTAAATATTTAATAGATTCTATTAAACTTTTCGTCGGCCACGATCTTCTTTGTGGCCTCGGCGTTTCATCTGTGACCTTCAATCTGCCATTCATTGCCGGATGCCAAAGAAAAAAGATTTCAGCACTTTTTAATGACTCTTTTCTAGTTTGTATATCATCATCAACGGAACTACTACCATCATGTGAAAATAAATATGCACCCTTCAGTGAACTTGCTTTTGACCCGTGTACCTCATTGACTATTCTATCGCCCGTTATGAACGAACCAAAAGGAACCCAAGGATTGTTTACATAGAAACAATTATTACGTTTTGGCAAAACTTTTAAAACCTCATCGGCCAGTTCTTTTGCAAGTTCTTTATTGAGAACGTGTTCAGTGGCGCCAGAAAAATACCATATGACATTTTTATATCTTTTAGGAAATTCTGCAAACCTCTTTGCTTCTGCTATAATTTTAGGAAAATCATTTCTAGTAAAATTGTGATCGTCTCTCCAAGCCAAGTTCAGTCTTATAGCCGGAGTTCGTCCTCTTCTAGCAAGATGTTTTATGACATTTGTTGGATCATCAAATAAATCTTTTTGTGTAAAGAAACCGGCGGCCCAACCACGAGGATGTGAATCTATTATAACTTGTGGATACTTACCACCACCAAGATAATCCATACCGAATAGTCTTGGTCTTTTGACTTCTGGTGTTAGCGCAACAGATTGAAATTGGAATGGTAGGCATAATAAAAGCAATACGACTAATACCTTGATTCTATGAAAATTCATTTTGAGTATGAACACCTCTCGATTTAGTATACTCGGTGTATTTTTATTTATGTCGAATTTAGGTGCGACACAAAATCCAAAATCATAAATAGTATGTAATTAAAAATGAATATTGTGATCATTCCAAAAATAGAAAATGGCACAATACAGTAAGAGAACAAAGAATTACCTAACACACGCAAAAACATTGTTTGAAGTTGTGATGATTGCCGACCAAAATGGCAATCCGACTTCCGTCAATAACCCTACGGGCACTGCGGTAGATGCATTTGGCAGAATGCGTGTATCAAATCCCGTCACACTATTCGATAGCTTTAACAGATATCAAATCAATTCTCATTTCTCCACTTTAACATCCGTTTCTGGCGGTTCAATTTCTTATAATGAATTTGATAGCTCAATTTTATTAAATGTAGACACATCTTCAGGTTCTTTTGTAAAAAGAGAGACGACAAGGGTATTTGCATATCAACCAGGCAAATCACTACAAATTTTAGCAACATTTTGTTTTGATACAGCACAAAGTGGACTCAGACAAAGAGTTGGATACTTTAATGATAATAACGGAGTTTTCTTAGAGCAAGATAATAGCGTAATTAGTTTTGTGATAAGATCTAGCGTATCCGGTTCTGTGAGCGATCTGAATCGTGTTGCTAAATCCGATTGGAATATAGACAAATTAGACGGCACTGGACCATCCGGAAAAACTTTAGATTTAGCCACAGCACAAATATTTTGGACAGATATTGAATGGTTGGGTGTCGGTTCGGTTCGTTGTGGTTTTGTAATAGATGGGCAATTCGTACACTGTCATACATTTCATCACGCAAATCATATAGAAAGCACCTATATGACAACAGCTTGCTTGCCAATAAGATATGAAATACAAAACACGGCAAACACTTCGGTATCAAGCTCGTTAAGACAAATTTGTTGTAGTGTGATATCTGAGGGCGGTTATGAACTGAGAGGAAGAAATAAAAGCGCAGGAAGTTCCTCTTTAATAAATTTACCAACAGCAGGAACGTTTTACAATTTAATGTCAATAAGATTGAAAGTAGATAGATTGGATGCTATCGTAGTGCCAAAAAACATAAGCGTTTTTGGCAAAGGTAATAATACCAGAATACATTGGAAAATATTATCAGGTGGTACGATTACTGGTGGATCTTGGAATTCTGCTGGTAGCGATTCTGCCGTTGAGTATAACAACACGGGTACTCTAACTGGTGGTTCGTCTTTAGTCGAAGGCTATATTGGCATAGACGCACAAAGCTCACAAACTGCCAGTTTAGATTCAGGAATGTTCAAATTTCAATTAGAAAGAAATGGATTAACAGGCCAGTCTGTAATTTTTACTCTAGCCGCAACGGGTGGAGTAAATGATGACGATGCACTGGGTGCAATGGTTTGGGAAGAAATAACATAAAGCTAAAAACACACATACAAAAAAGGAAAAAAATGACAGACTTTTTACCCCCAATTGAAGTATTTGAGGATACCGCCTCAGTATATTCGGATGGACGACCTGGTAGTATCGATCCAGCAGTTCCAACGAGAAATGGTTGGTATTTTAGAAATGCATTAGCAGGACAAAAAATAAATTGGTATTTCTTTGATGGATCTGTTAATAACATTACTGTGCAAAATTTCTCTGCATACGCCGTAGTTACTCTAGATTCTACTGTATCTAAACCGTATCTAGCTGTTTATACCAAACCAACAGGATCTGGGGATTTTGCGCCTTGGTTTAAATCTAGCAAAGTGTTTTTGATGTCTTCTGGTGTTGTTGGTACAAAATATTTGATATATTTTGGACAAGATCCGCAAGTTCATCTAGATTTACCTAGAATTGAACTAACACCTGGATTCACAAATGGTTCGTTTGGTAATAGTGAAGAGATATTAACCATTGCATTCAGTACAAGCTCGGGTGCGGCTGTAAATTCAGTTAAATTGTTGACAGAAAGTTTAGGAATTAATGCCACAACATTCAAGCAAGAATACGAACTTGAAATAAGAAATCCAGCAGGACTTTGGAGTTTGAATAATCCTCCTTTATGGCCAAAGAAGTGTAAAGAATATAAAAACGATTCTATAGTACTGACTCAATCCGGATGGACCGTTTTGAGGACGGGCGAAGTTCTAGTCGCAATGGGCGGAAGACTGATCGATGCAGGAGTGTCGGATGTTGTTGATATTAAATTTACAGAAGAATCGTATGAAAGGGGCGATCCTTTAACCGTTAAAGTTGTATTCAACGAAAAGGTTGATGTCACGGCCGGTGCTACGGTATCAGTTTCTTGGACTGGTGGTAATTTTAACTGCTCAGTTCCTTCAAACTTGACCGGAGTATATGAAGTTTTATTTCAGGGTGTAGTTCCTTCTGCCGCTGGTACTTTAAGTTTATCACCTGAAACAAAAATTACGGGAACTATTAGAGATACTGGTACAGTAAATGCATCGAACTTGAATGTTCCTGTATTCTTGAATCCGTTCTTTAAATCTGTAACGGTTGCGTAATTACTGCAATGAATTGTGGAGCCCTCACCTAGAATCGAACTAGGAATTGATGATTACAAATCAACTGTTATACCTTTTAACTATAAGGGCGAAGGTGCTAGATTGAATAAATCTAGCACCTTTATTAATTTATGTCAAGAATTATTTTTAATAGTTTCAAGAATCCAATCTCTACCGGCGGGTACACTAGCATAAACGCCAGGATAAACACTACTTGCACATTCAAATCCCCACGATGTAATACCATAGAGAACCCTTCGGTTCAATGAGGTAATTGGTCCGCCACTGTCACCATTACAAGTATCACCACCATCCAGCACTTCACTAGACGAAGACAATTTGGCTCCACAAATCATTGTTTTGTCGTCAAATTGATCGCCCAAAACAGTACTGCATTGACTCTGTTGCCAAATTGGAAACTTCAATTCCTTCAATTGGGATGATATTGTACCCGATTCGGTAATACCCCAACCAAATGCTCTATGGTTTCCCACGACATTCTTTGTTGCCAGTTTTGGATACAATCTTGATTTTAATTTTCTCTTTAATTTAAAGAGTGCCCAGTCTCGCTTATATGTAAAGCCACTCCAATTATCAAAAAATACAGACTCTACTCCAGATCTTGCCTTTGGATGAGAAAGACTCTTACCACCAACACCTACTTTGAAGAAAGATAGGTCGTAAAATTTTGACAATTCGGCACAGTGTGCAGCCGTCAGTACCCAACCAGGCTTGATGAGCGTCCCGCCACAAAAGAATTCACCATCGAGATATAGTGCAGTCATATATGGTACAGCACGATTCACCGTTATACCATTAATAATTCTTTCAGTAGTTTGTGCGTGTGACTTTACACATACAAACAAAGATAATGCCAATAGTCCAATTTTTGTTTTAATTTTCATATATGCTCAGAGTTTTATTTCATTTCATCATTAAATTCATCCAAGATCATTTGCACTAGAATGACCACAAAAATGATAATCGCAAATACAAGTATAAAGTAAAGTTCCATCATAGTTAAAACAGTTCAATTTCGGTGTCTTCTTTTTTCAGTTCTTCTATATCGGTTTGACCATCTAAGATTTTTATCTCCTCTAGATTATACATTTTATCCCACAGTGTGTAAAAGGTTTCTTGAGTAGACTTATCAAATCGACTTAAACATAGTTTTACCGAATCATTAATATTTCCTATAATGTTATTGGTTTGTAATATATGAACCAAACGACGAGTGGTTACGACTTCATTTGAACCACCATCATCAAAGGTATCTCTAATGGATTCAGACCACGAGAGTAAGGTATTGACAATTTTTTCATCGCCTCTAGTCATTATCTTGGTAAGAATCTTTTTCTCATTCGCTTTACTTGGATATTTTTGTTCCAGTGTGATTGCAAATCTTTCCAGAAATGCTTCATTCAAAAAGTTAGTACCGATAAACTTACCAGTTTCATCACCTTGACCTTTCGTATTGGCGGTAGCGATTATGGTAAAGCCAGGTGCTGGCGTTACGACCTCATTCATTTTCTTTATGTACAAAGGATTACCTTCAAGTACAGGTTGTAGACACATAATTCTGTTAGATGCCAAATCAACCTCGTCTAACAAAAGAACCGCACCTTCCCGCATTGCTTCAACGACCGGACCATAATGCCATACGGTGTCACCATCCTTCAATCTAAAACCACCGATCAAATCATCTTCATCCGTTTCAATGGTTACGTTTATTCTGATCAATTTTCTTTTCAGATCGGCGCATACTTGTTCTACCATCATAGTTTTGCCGTTACCGGACAAACCAGTAATAAAGACAGGAAAGAAATTTTGACTACCGACAATCTGTGAAAGTAGATTATGATGGCCCCACTTTACATAGTTGTTATTTTTGGTCGGTACAATTGACATAACAATGATCTCCAAGATAAACAATTTTTCTATAATTAAATTATCACACAATCAAACTAACAGATCAACAATTTTTTCGGAAATAATTTTTAAAGATTTTGTCTTGACTAAACTTTTGGTCATATCTCTGCCAATTTTGCTTATTTCTTTTTTTACATTTTCGACTTGTTTTGGTCTTTTGGCATATATATCTTTATCGAAATCATCATCGAGTCCTTCATCATCCAAAGATTCTACGTCATTCCAAAAATCACTTCGTTGTATTACATCAAAACATCCAAATACACTCTTATTAAGACAAATAAAAGTATTGAAAGATTGTGGCAAATTATTAACTTTAACTTTGATATCATCAGAAGAGAATCTATCACTGTGGATATAGAATTCGTGGCACTTCAATGATTGACCAAAGTGTTTTCTTAATGCAGAAACTAAAGTATGATATTGAGCCGGTTTCCAATCGATGTGATGGTACATCATATTGTCGGTTCTATTTCTAATTAATCCATTTTTCACAAGTGTTTCATAATTAGACAAAACATCATAAAAGTAACTTTTATTTTTGTACTTTATGTTTAAAGATGTTTGTCCGCCAAGTGAGTCTCTGGAGAATAATTCGTTTCTGCTTTCAATTGTATCCGTTGCATCGCCATCGGTTATGACGATTAAATGAGTTATATCCTTTTTGTGTTTTTGTTGAAAATTATCTACTACCTTAAAACATTCAAACATTGAATTATTCAGTGGAGTACCAGAGAGTCCGTAGCCGAATGAGTGTGCATAGCTCGCCTCGGAGGCAGCTCTAGCGAGATAATAAAATGCTTTAGATTGCATTTGAAAATCTAGCTTCGATGATGAAGATGATAAAAAATTATATAATCTGCATTTGTCCGGAGGTGCATTAAATGGATAATGTTCAGACTCATAATTATGTACTCTAAAATCACTAAACCCATAAACATCAAACGGCAAACCGGCCTTTTTACAAAACTTGGCAAACAATAAAATTTGTAGTATGCAAGGCAAATATTCAGAACCCATACTACCAGACATATCAAACAATACGACAAAACCGTAACTGTCGCCTTTGTAATCGATCTGTTTTCTAATAAAAATATCTTCCGATAGTTTATGTTTGGATAATGATTGAGTGTCTAGTATACCAGTTTTTTTGAATTGCGTTTTGTGATATTCTCTGGTTTTTTGTTTTCTTAGAAACAATTGCGTCATATGACTCGAAATCATTTCTAATGCACGATCCATTTTTTCATAATCAGATTTATATCTTGATGCATTATCTCTGGTATAGTAATTCATTTTTATCAACCTTCATAATATGATAAAATTCGATGGAGTACATCAGCAGTGAATAATTTGCTATTACTAATGATATCGCAATTACTAATTTCAATGCAAGTGATATTTTTAGATAATGCTTCTTGTAAACTTTCATTCATTTTCTGTTCAAAGGTGTTTTGGATTTCAGAAAAGAATTCGCCAGAATCATTCTTCGTGGGTTTCTGTGGTTGAATCTGTTCGGATTGTTGTTGCGTTTCATTTTGTTCATTTTGACCACCATCAGAAGTCTCAGTACCAGAAACTTCTACTTTTTGCATTTGAGATTCATTCTCTTGGTCTTCTTCGTTTTCTTGATCTTTTTCTTTTTCTCTCTTTAGATACTCTAGAATTTCTCTCGATACTGTTACAACACTTTCAAAGTTATAACAAGTTATACATTTCTTGACTAATGAAAGTTCTTCGGTGTTAAAGACTATTCTACCATACGATTCATAATTGGCTTTTACCTTGAGGTATAATACCAATCTATCCAAAAATGTTTTGTAATTAATTTTGTGTAATGAGTGTGATATTTTTTCTTCGTTACCAAAGAAATCATTTTCCAACAACCATTTAATTCCGTTTTTATAATCAGAAACCAAGCCAGGATATTTTTGTTTTATCTTTATATCGATTCGATAGTCTTCTACTATATTGATGATTGGTTTTAATTCTTTACCCTCTTCACTCACAAATATATCATCATACGGAGTAAACAATGCGTGGCCAACTTCGTGTCCTATAACGAAATGATATAATTGTTCTTGCTTGAAGTCCCAGAATGGTAAATATAAAGTTCTGTTCTTTATATCAAAGGCTGCGGTAGTCAAACTCTGATTAAGAACAACGCCGATATTTTCACTAGCAAACAGTTTTGCCAGTAGCTCATAATTCTGTATTGCATTGTTTGATTTCATTTTAAAAATCTCAGTATACTAAAGATAAATCTTCACAAATAGCAATCACTTCTTCCTCAAAATCTTTGTAGGAAAAGTTATCCGGTAATACTTCATACGCATGTTCAAGTATCTCGGACACTATATCATTTGTTTTAAACCCATACTTATTCGCAATTTGAGTAGCTATCCTTTTACATTGTATCATTTGTTGCGATGAATTTCTAGGGAATTGATATATTTTAGCAGACATTATTGAACCTCATCCATTTGGTGTTCGGTCAAAAACTTATTAAGAGCTACATAATGTAAGTCTATTGCCTTTTTGGTTTCTAGTGCTTTCTCGTATTCCTCCTCATAATAAAATTTAGTGTATAGCTGTTGTAGTTGTTTAAGATTGTCTAAGACTTTTCTTAGTACTATAGACAATTCTTCTTTCGTCAATTGTTCTGGATATTTGTATTCCATGTTTGTCTCGATTTACCTTACTATTTTAGTATATCGTATTAGATACTGAGGTGCAATCATTTTTTATGAAGTTTAAAACAGTCTTTCAGACAGACTATAAGTTTATTTAAGGCATCGGTTTTATTGAAGTTCTTTTTGCCAAATTGCTCTCGTAGGACAACTTGTGGCACATCCTTGTTATTTGCTATCTCGAACTGAATCCAAAACTTATCAGCGTCAGAATCGTCTTCTTCTACAGTGATAATTTTAAGAGCCTTTATCACGCCGTCTCGGTACAATTGAGTAAGTGGTTCATATTCATAACTACTCAAAACATTTGAATCGCCAATTAATACAGGACAACCACCATGCGAATCTGGAAGTGTTGATTGTAGATAATTAATGACATCAAGAATCGTTTTCATTTTCTCCTTGTTTAATTGTTATACCATTTTCTATAGGATCTATATCTTTCATTTTCTCTATAATTTGATCGATAGAAACTGGCATGTATTTCCAAACATCGACACCTACATCAGTCGATCTGCCAAAATCTGGCAAATTTCCGTGTGAGTGTCCATATAGATGTATGCCACCATGTCGAATCTTGCTCCAGGTTCTGTGGGCGTAGTGTGACAAGAAAAAGTGATAGCCATATTTCTTTATGGAGTGTACATCTTTGACAAAATTAAATCTCTTGTGTTTTGTGACAAATTCATTATCGTGATTTCCTTTTATTAGGTTTATGTTGCCGTGCAACCTTCCTATAATTCTATCGGAATTAATGAATCCAAAATCACCAAGATGATAGATCGTGTCACCTCCCTTAACTGTGTTGTTCCAATTTTGCATTAGAATCTCATCGTGCTCTTCAATCGAAGAGAATGGACGATTACAATATTTTATTATGTTTCTATGTCCGAAGTGTGTGTCGGCTATGAACCAAACGTTGTGTTTCATTGCTTTAGATTTTCTATCAGTCGATTATACATCTCTACGCCATCTCTCAATTCTTCTAATGCATCTTGTCTTTTTTCTAATGGTAAATTTTCACTAGAGGATAAAATATCTCTACAAACATCTATAACATTTTTTAAAACGCCAATTTCATCTAATTGTATTTTAGTCAGAAAATCCATATTAACACCTATTCAAAATAATAGTCATTTTCCGGTCTAATATAGTATTCACTATTGAGATTAACAACTTCTTTCCTTTGTATCATGGATAAAAAATTGTATTTTGTTATTCTTCTATTATTAGTATAGATCTGTGCCACACAATTATCAAGAAAAAACTCCCAGTCTTTTACATTTTTATGCACAAAAGGTTTATTCGATTTTGGATAATCACCAAATACTCGTATAACAAACGATAAGCTATTGGAATTATTTGATACTATTATTTCAGTTGTAACCATTTTCATTCGCTTTACAAACTTTTGGCTAATATCTCAATAAGTAAATCAACCTCTTCCTTTGAGAATGTCAAAGATGGTCTAAGTCTTACTGAATTAAGACCACATCCTAGCAGAAATAATCCGTTTTGTCTACATCTTTTTATTAATGCATCACGTTCTCTTAAATGGTCAAAGGCACACATTAAACCTTTTCCTCTAGGATTTGAAACACCAAGATCGGTCAACTTCTTCAATAGATAGTCACCAACAATTTTGGCATTTTCAACTAGATTATCTTCTTTTATTATTTCTAGGTATCTCTGAGAGCGAACCATATCGACTAAATTTCCACCCCAAGTGGAATTGATTCTAGATTTTTCTACAAAAACATTATCTTTAACTTCCTGTACTCTAGGTCCGCTTAGTATACCACACACTTGCATCTTTTTGCCAAAACAGATAATATCTGGTACAGCCAAATAATGCTGATGGGCCCAAGTTTTACCAGTTAATCCTAAACCAGTTTGAACCTCATCGTATATTAATAGCATATCGAATTTATCTGCCAATGCACGAAGGTTCTCATGAAAATTTCCACTGAAATGATTGTCACCACCTTCGCCTTGTATTGGTTCAATTATGATTGCTGCACAAGTATCCTTTAATTTTTCTATTGTTTCCAGTGCAACGTTATAAAAATTACAATCAAGACTCAATTGCTGTTCTGGTGAATTAGACTGATGTAATACTGGTGCTTCAAGTCTAGGCCAATCGGGAAATTTTGGAAATAGTTCATACTTTCTAGGATCGTTTGTATTAGTTAAGCTGAGACTGTAGCCAGAGCGACCATGAAATGAGTTTTTAAAATGCACGATCTTCAATTCGTTTGGATCGACATTCACTCCCCTTTCTTTAAGTCTCTTATATTTCCAGTCAAAGGCAACCTTCAATGCATTCTCTACCGCTAGTGTACCTCCGGCGATGAAAAAGGAATGAGTAAGATATGGTGGCACTGCTACATCAAAAAATGTTTCAACAAATTCCACAAACTCTTCAGTGAGAATATCAGAGTTTGACGGATTCGTCCTAGCACACCTCAATAGTTTTTCGCTAAATCGTTCATCGAACATTTTAGGATGATTGTGTCCTATGGGGTTGCTGGCAATAAAGCTAAATGCATCAAGATATTCTTTGCCTGTGCTCTTATCTACAAGAAAATTGCCGTGGCTCTTGTCAATATCAAAGACAGTATCAAAATGATCTAACAGTATAAACTTTGAAATTCTTTCGTGAAGGTCGGACATGATTACCTCTTTCTAAGTAACAGAACAACTAACAACAAAGACACCGCAAAACTAACACTAATTCCCGAATACAACTTGACTCTATTATAGCTAGGTACAAGTTCATAGACAACGTGACCGACAATAACAGATCCGACACAAAGAAGAAAACAAAAAAACAGATTTAAAAAAAACTTCACAAAAGACAATAACTTTGACATATTTCCTCACAATTCATACAAGGTTCATTTCTTTGAAGAACGAAATCCCGAAACAAAGGCCCACTTCACCCAATCACTAAGCATTCTGGTTCTATCTACCGAATCTTCTAGTTTGCAAGTGGAGCGAAACCATTCGGATCTGGTAGAGTACTCACCATATAAATCATTAAACCACTCGTCAAATTTCTGCAAGGCGAGTTTTTCTTCATCAATCGATTGTTCCTCCTTACTATCACGTTCCTCATTCATAGACTCCCACCTCTCTTCACACTGTTGCTCTATGTTCACGCCCAGCATCAAACTGGCATAAGAAATTAAATCATCAGGTGTATGAATTTGAAGTCCATAGTT